CCAGATATTATGTTGGGGTTAAGACTGGCGGGAATCCAACGATGTTTGGGGGGGAGACAGAAGCCGTTCAACTGGTTCCCGTAGATAAACTTGATGACGTGTTAAATGTTGCTATAGATCAAAAGATAGCGAAAGAATTCATTGTAGAATATAAAGAGGCAATGAAACTTGGTGAAGGGAATATCATTAAAGGGTTCGAAATTCTGAATACAGAGAAGAATGCTAAGTGGCAAGTAGAAAACATGATTTCGGAATACGGCGATTTAGCGGGGCAGAAGAAGATTGATGCACTTAACAAGGCAAAGATTAGATGGTCACAGAAAAAGAGTATTCTTGAAACTGATATTTATGAAGAAGCACAGAAACAGATTGGCGGATGGGGATCTTTCCCAGACACGGTTGAAGGAAAGGCCATTGAAAAATATGTAGGTAAATTCCCAAAGATAGAAGGAACAGAGAAAGTTGATTATCTGACTGTTTGGAAGAATGTTACAAAAGATATTGTGTCTGCAAAAGCGAAGGCCGATCAAGAGTTTCTGAACTTTATTAGTGAAAGCAAAGGGGCAATGGCGTTTGAAAATGTTATGAATAAAAATTTAATTTTGCCAGAAACGGATCCGATCGCTAAACTGAAGGTTGTGAAAGAAGAAATAAAATTGATGCAGATAGAGTGGGACAATGCTATAAGTACAATTAACTTGTCTGCTTTAGATACAAAGGCTTTTGATAATTTAGTAAAAGAAGGAAAATTATCTTTTTCCCCTTCTCCAGTTAAAGAGATGAAAGAGCTTGTTAAAAAAGAAGCGTCTAAAATTAATAGTAAAGCCGCCACAGAACTTGCTAAAGAAAGTCAATCGCTATTGGAATTCTTACCGAAAGAAATTTCAGAGTGGAATGGTTGGAATTTCTATACTCAACATCAATATTTATTAAAACATTCATATTTTAAAAAAGAAATAGAAGAAGCAATAAAAACGGTTGATGGTTTTTGGGCAGGGAGCAAAACTCCTATTTCAAAAGAGGTCAATGACGCATATAATAAATTATCCAAGATTACCGAAAAAGCCAGATATATCAAAGGTCTTGAAGCTGGTAAAGTTGCAGCTACAGAAGAGACAGTAGGCCAGATTACTGGAAAATTGATAAGTAATTTAAGCGAAGCTGAACAAAAAATGTTAGAAAAATTAGATATGGCTGTTAAAGGTGAAGCTGAACAAGAAATGTTAAAAAAATTAGATATGGTTGTTAAAGGTAAAGGAAAACTCCCTTGGGCAGAACAACATGAAACGTCTAAATTGAAAGCTGTTGAGCTTTGGGGAAAATTAGATACCTCTGTTAAGAAAGAATATTTGCAGAGATGGGCATGGGAGAATGCGTCGATCCCAAAAGAGCTGTTAGGGGAAACCGAGAAGGCCTTGTTAAAGGATATTTCTCGGGGCGTCTCCGTGGAAGAAGAGTTAGTTGAAGAAGCTGTTGAAACTATTTTAGGTAAAAAGAAAACCGGCAAAGTTTGGGGTGATTTGACGAGGGCAGAAGCTGCTACAATCAATAAGATGGATTCAAAAGTATTATATCAAGAGTGGGATTCAACTACGTTGACCTGGAAAAAGGGCGTGGTTGATATATGGGATACTCTTGATGAGTCTATGCAGAAAATATATTTAGATAAGTGGGCAGAACAGAAAGTAGGGATTCCGGAGGAGCTTCGGATAAAGGCTGCTCCGTTGTTAAAGATTAAACCATCTATCGTTAAACTTGGAAATACAACATATGATCTCGCAACCAACGAAGGGGTTGAAAATTTTAACGACAATGTAAAATTCCATTCGAACAACTATGTTAAGAGTGTTGCTACGGGAAGCAAAGTAACTAAAACTCAACAACAGGCTTATGATTTTCTAACAGAAAATGAAAAGGCAGCGATTAACGAAAAGATTGGTACTCTGAAAGCGAAAACGGAAATGGGAAAAACGATGACCCCCGTACCTTCTGCTGTTGAGAAGAAGTTGGTTTTTGAAGATCTGGTTAAGTATGGAGATCAAGAAGGGTCTAATGTCGGCGGATACTACAACAATATAAATAACCCGTCAGAAAGATATTATGTCAAGACCCCTGCCAATGTAGAGATTGCACAAAATGAATTGTTAACAAGTAAACTTTATCAGGCGGCAGGAGTTGATGTCCCGGATTTACAACTTATAGACGTTAAAGGACAGAGCTCTATCGCTTCCAAAGTTGAAGACGGGCTGATTAAAGATAATGGGAAAACATTACTGAAAGGTGCTATTCGAGCTGGGGTTCATGAAAACTTTGTGGTTGACGCTTGGCTTGGAAACTGGGATGTTGTTGGCTTGAATTATGATAACCTTTTAATAAAGGATGGCGTAAAAGCTATTAGGATTGATGTTGGGGGAGGGCTACAATATAGAGCACAAGGTCTTGCCAAGGGACAAGCATTTGGAAAAGAGGTTACGGAGCTTTCAACTTTGAGAAATCCCGGAGTCAATCCACAAGCAGCAAAAGTATTTGGAAATATCACTCAGGCAGAGCTTGAAACAGGGGCAATGAAAGTCCTGTCAATAACAGATGAAAAGATAAGAGATATGGTTAACTTGTACGGCCCGGTTGGCCGTGGTGATAAGGAAAAATTGATCGAACTTTTGATTGAAAGAAAAAAATACATACAGAAAGAATTTCCTCATCTTCAGGTTGAGGTGAAAGCCCCATTACCTTTGGATATTGGAAAGAGGATATCTGATTTTGAATTTAATCAGATTGTAGATTCAAGGGTGAACGGATATACGATAAAAATAGATAAAGAATTCGTTGAAGACCAACAAGTTTTATTTTGGGTAGAGAAAGATACTGCAGGGAATCCGTTTACTTGTGCTCAGTTTAAATTAAGAGAAGGCGGGTTGGAAAAAGCGAAAGCTTTGCTTGGCGGGGCTGATGCTGATATGTCGTTCGAGACGGATGATATCTATAATTCCATTTTAGATACTTTCCGCGGAGTTTCCCAACAGGTCAGAAATAATCAACCGTTAAGGCAGAGGGATATTGATAGAGCAATTATAGCTTTAAGAAAATTCGGCGATGGGATCGAAAAGTTAAAAAAGAGCAATTTGTATCTGACATCTAACATCAACGCTTTTTCTAACAAATATGTGCCCTGGGCAGAGAGACTTCAACAAGTTATTTCTACTGGTGTCGGCAATAGGTTTGAAATGCCAGATGCTAACACATTCAAAAACGTTTTGACTCCGTTTGGAAACATCAAGTTAAAGAAAATAAAGGCTGTCGAGTTTAAGTTAGCCAAAACGAGGAGTGATTTTAAGGTCAAAAAGGCAGAAAGAGGGTTTGTTACAAGAACAGATAATAAACTTCCTAAGGCAAACAATGAAATCAAATTTACCTGGACTGGCGAAGTTGATGGGGTAAAGTTTGAGTATTGGCCGGATGATGAAAGCGTTCCAACAGCAATGAGAGGGTTGGTAAGGGTCGAAACAAAAGGAAAAACGATTGAGCAGGTAGAAAAGATTTTAAAAACGGTAGAAGAAAAAATTTCTATTGAAATGAAAAGAGCAACAGAAATTGATCAGGAGTTCTTGTATTTAAGACAAATTGCAAGAGCCAGAAATACTGATCTGAGCAATAAAATGTTGCAGGATGTTGAGTTTATGAAAGGAAGTGACGAAGAAAAAATTAAGTTTTTACAGAAAAAGTTAATGGAAGAAATTGGTTATGATATCACAAAAGTAAAAGGGTATGATAAGTTTGGGGTTGCTAAAACTTTCGGTACTGGTAGAATTAATGTCTATCGTCCCGATCTTGAAACCGCCGAGTTTGAAGATTTTAGGAAAAATTATAAAATTGGAAAATCTACTAATATGAACCCAAAGATATTGGAAACAATGTTAGATAATGGTGGGGAAATGGTTTCAAATGTAGAGAGAACCCGTAAGGGATTTGATTTAGGCGGCGTGTCACCAGAGGGTGATTTGAGAACTGGCGGAGCAAATTACTTTTTTACAAGAATTACAAAAAATTCAAGAGCAGTCGGCGGCGAGTTTCAGATGGTGTGGGAGACGAATGTAATGAAGAGAGCAGATATTGTTTCTTATCCCAGGGATAAATGGGGGAATACTTCACCAGAAATTTTAAAGACCAGAAAAGGAACTGTACCAGAATGGATTGAAAATGCTGGTAATACAAGGAGCGAAACGAATTTTAAGCAATCGTTAAGTATTTTTGATAGGGATTTTTTATGTCTTCTTACAGATACCGTAAATGAGAAGAAAGCACTTATTGAAGTTATGAAAAAACATAATTATCTAAAATGGCCTGACGGACGTAAATTAGAAGATGTTATTTTAACTTACGAAGAAGCCAAACGAAAATCTATTTTTAAGACTTCTTAAGATTTCTTATATAATATAGAGAAGGAGAATAAAAAATGAAAGCACCATTACAAATTATAAGTGGTGTTTGGGGCGGAGGGGAAAGGCCTGTTGACAGTTTATATAAGGATAGAGATGATTATTATCTTCTCGATGTTGACTGGGTTTTAACTGCAACCCATCCTATGCATTGTATCGGAAAGATGATAAAGGAAGAAAAAGATAAGTGGACTTTTTCGGATGGGGACAACACCTTTGTTGTAACTCCGATGACAGACGAAACACAGAAAGGTTTTTTTGAACAGTGGAAGAATGTGTTGAAAGAGGAATTTTCGGATATTGACAGTGCAGAGTTTATGAGAAGAAGTTATGGATTAGAAACAATAGAGAGAATAGTATAAAAGGAGGAAGTTGCCGGGATGTGGATATTTAATACGGATGGATTTTTTAGTGTTGTGCAGAAACCGACTCAACAGAAAAGTAAGGCGGTCTTTAAAAGCGGGCAAGAAGTGACTGTTAGAAGCAGACATAGAAAAGAACTTCAAAATTTGATTAAGAGGTTAGGAGTTAAACGGGGAGCAATTATCAAAGAAAATGCAGGAACGGATTATGAATTTCGGATAGTTCTTACAAAAAAGTTGTTTGAAAAGTATCTGACTGAAACAGTAAATGATCTTAATTACTCAAATTTTAAACATGAGATTTCTCTGAAAAATAAGGAAAGAGGGGATAAACTTTTGGATGTTTGGATGGTTTTGTTAAATCATACAGAGAGATCTGTAGATTTTTCTTTAAATTATAAAAAAAGTTCTTTGAATAGATAAAAAAGTAATTTATTATTTAACCAAAGAAGAACAGTTTTTATAATAACAAAACTAAATCCGGGGAGGCAAGAATGCTTAAACTTATTGTTGACAAAGTAGAAGATGTTGAAGAGAAGTATCGTGACCTTTATAAAAAGGGAGGTGATGGTAAGTTTTATCTTCAGACAGAGGAAGATGTCGACGCAAAGAAGAAACTTCAGGAGTTCAGGGATAACAACATTAAACTTATGAAGGAGAAGGACGAGCTCGAGAGTAAGTTGAAAAGCATTGGCGACCCTGTCAAGATTGAGGAGATGAAGAGAAAGCTTCAACAGATTGAAGATAAAAAAATGATTGAGATGGGCAAACTTGACGAATTGGTGGATCAGAAAGTTGCCCGAATGAAAGCCGACTTTGAAACTCAGATTACAAAGATGACAGAGGCTCTTGATACCAAGGACAAAGATCTGGTAACGGTAAACGAGCAATTGTCTTCAGTTCTGATTGATTCTGAAATTACGAAAGCCGTCACATCGGTCGGTGGTGTCCGGAAAGATGCGATGCAAGATATACTTGCAAGAGGAAGAAGAGTCTGGAGACTGGAAGAAGGCAAGCCAGTTCCTAAAGAGGGAGATAAACTTCTGTATGGCAAAGACGGCAAACAGGCGATGACATTTGATGAGTGGGCGCATATCCTTGCGGATACGGCGCCTTTCTTGTTTGAAGGTTCTGGCGGATCTGGTGCTACTGGGAATCAGCAAGTAAAAGTTCCAACTGGCAAGGTGGACTGGACAAAGATACCTCCGAACGAAAGGCTTAAAATGATTCATGGGGAGGCGAACACAGGCGCAAAATGAAGACTAAAAGTAAGGGCAATAAAATTATAATTATCAATGGAAAACCCTACCCTATTTCCATTATCAAACCTAAAAAAGGAGACAGATTAACGGCTCGGTGAGCCACCGATTTTAAATACAAACAGTTTGAGTTCGGGGAACGAAAAACGAAATCCCGGAGGGATTTAATCTTAATTGATTAATATCTTTTCCGGGATTTTTTATTTAACAACCACAAAAAAGAAGGAGCTGAAGTGAGAAAAGGTCAAACTCATTCAGTGGAAGCAAAAAAGAAAATGGCGGATGCGAGCAGAGGGAATACAAACAGACGCGGCTCTATTTGCTCTGTTGAGTCAAAAAGGAAAATGTCTGTGGCCAAGATTGGTACGATTCCCTGGAACAAAGGCAAAGAAGGAGTGCAGGTTGCCTGGAACAAAGGTATCCAACATTCAGAAGAAACAAGAAGGAAAATGTCTGTTGCTCATAAAGGAACGCTGCTTTCAGAAGAACACAAGAGAAAAATTTCTGAGTCTGGTAAAGGAAGGGCTCTTTCTGATGAGGCGAAAAAGAATATTTCAAAATCGCTTAAAGGGAAATCTTTTACTGAAGAGCATTTAAAGAATTGGCTGGCAACTCATAAATGGTATTCTCCTTCTGAAGAAACAAGAAAGAAACTCTCTAAAACACTGACGAAACTTTGGCAAGATCCAGAATTTGCTAAAATGATGTTTGCTGCTCAAGGTCATTTACCAAACAAACCAGAAATGTTTTTGGAGAGCTTTTTAAATGATTTGTATCCAGGAGAATGGAAATACGTTGGCGATGGTCAGATTTTTATAGCCGGTAAATGCCCAGATTTTATCAATGTTAACGGTCAAAAGAAGATTATCGAGTTGTTTGGTGATTATTGGCACGAAGGACAAGACCCACAAGATAGAATTGATATTTTCAAACCCTTTGGCTATGATACATTGGTAATTTGGGAAAAAGAATTAAACCAGGTTAAGGACTTGAAAGAAAAGATTTTTAACTTTACAGAACAACAAACATGAACAAAACAAGGAGGTAAAAATTATGGCACTCACGTTGGTAGAAAGCGCAAAAATTGCTTTGGGAAGGGACGAAGTTCTGAAAGCAACGATTATGGAACTCTTCGCTAAGGGCTCGGACATTATGCAGTACCTGCCGTTCGAAAATATTACTGGTAATGCCCTGAAATTTGACAGAGAAAAAATGCTTCCCGGGGTAGCCTTCAGAGGAGTAAACGAGGGATATACCGAAAGTACGGGCGAAGTCGAGCAGGTCATTGAATCACTGGCGATTGCTGGCGGTGACTTGGATGTGGACGTTTTTCTTGTGAAAACAGGAGGTGTAGGGCAAAGAGCAGTACAGGAAAATTTGAAAATTAAAGCTCTTACTCTAAACATCACAAAACAAATTATCAAAGGCTCCGTTCTG